TCTCAACCGACACCGGCGAGGATGTGATCGTTGAGGGTATGAGGTTCGTGAACCGTCTCGGCTACTTCGTGACAGTTCGCCCGTGGTCTGAAACTGTGGAGGTGACTATTGGGTCTTACGACTCTGTGGCGTAAAACCCAACATCTTGTAGACCTGACCCCGCCCGAGTTCATCATCGTTTGTTTGGTGCACCCGCTGATAACAGCACCAAAAGGGTACTATCAACATCACCCTGATTTGGTGTGGCGTATCGTAAAGGACAGGCAGAAGGCGACTGTGTTTGCTTCTCGCAAGCAAGCCGAGTTGTGTGCCGTCGGGTCTAGTTTGCGCTGCTATACTGATTACAAGATCGAGTCGCTAGGGCTGTCCCTCCCTGAGTGACTCCGAAACCCCGCTAGGTTCCCCTTTCCCTAGCGGGGTTTCGTTCTTTCTGCCCACTGTCTGTTCGATAACAGTTCTTTGCGTTGGTGGGGCATGAGCCCTCCCCACACCCCGTCGAACCGGAGGGTTTCTTGTTCGTGTTCTAACTGTGTTTCTAGGCAGGGCAGTTTGACGGGGCAGTCATGGCAGTATTCAAGGGCTGGTGCGTAGAGTGCTAGGAGGCGTGAACCGCAGTCGCCTTTGTTGATGTCGGGAAAAAAGACATTGATGTCGGTGCCTCGGCAGTTGGCTTGTTCTCTCCATGTTTTACGTCCCTGTTGCACGTTTCTTTCGTTTCTTCAGTGAGAGGCTGTCGTATCGGCGTGCCTCATGACATTGACATGGACAGTTACGGGTTTGTTCCGGCGGGTGAGCGGTGAGTGCCCGTTGGATTGTCCCGCAGTGATCGCAGGCTGTTACAGCCCTCTGTTCGTTCTGCGCCATTGTGAGGGTGCGTGGTCGGCTTCGACGGCTTGCTTGTGTTTGTCGTCTTCGTAGCAGCGCATGATGTGGAGGCACGGTTCATGTTCGTAGAACTCTTCCGATTCTGTTTCGGTCATGGGCAGTCCGTCGTGCGTGTAGCAGACGGGTGCCCCGACCCAACTCCGGCGTACTCCGATGGCGAGCCAGTCCTCAAACGTGAGGTCGTCCATCAGAAAGCGTCCTCGTCCTCGAACATTGCGCTGTTCGGGAACGCTTTAGCAACCTTCTTCATCGTGTCGTCTGTTTTGTCTGCGACAACCGCTGACCAGCGCATCGAGAACGCCACCTCGTCGGCAATGATCTTGGTGAACTTGCCTGTCGACCCGTCCTTCTTCTTGTATTCGTCGGTTTCCAACCTGCCGGAGACGAGCACACTGTCTCCCTTTTTGATGGACGCAGCGACGTTTTCTGCGAGGTTACCGAAAACGGTGACGGAGTGAAAGGTGACTTTCTTTTTGTCGTCTTTGCCGTAGGTGTCTGCGACGTTGAAAGACAGGACTGCAAGTCCTGACCCCGAGTAGCGGATTTCTGGTTCTTGGCTGATGTTTCCGTGTACGGTAATGTGGTTCATTGTCCCTCCTTGGGGCTGAGTTGTCTTGGTTTCGACGCTGCTTTCGGGCAGGCGTGCGACGGTGGTTCCGACACCTTGACGTAGGTGGTGACGGTAACGAAACAGCGGTCACATTGCCATGTCTGTTTTTTGTTTGGCACGTTCCGCCTTTCGTAAGTATGCGACCATGTTTTTTAGGGTTTCGATGTCGTCTCGGAGTAAACCGAGGGTTCTGTTGCATTGGTCGCAGAGCAGTCCTCGGATTTTTCCGGTCTTATGGCAATGGTCTACTGATAGGTAGCGAACTTTGCCTGTTTTGTATGCGATGCGTGTTTCTTGTTGTTTGCAAGTTGCACATCTGTAGTTTTGTTTTACAAGCATTTTGTTGTAGTCGTCCACTGATAGACCGAACAGGCTTTTGAGGTGGTATTTCTTTTTATCCTCTGTGCTCAGTTTCCTGTTCGCCACTGGTAGAACCTCGGCAGTCCTCTGTTTTCGGAGTACTCCGCTAACAGTAGTGCTGCCTTAAGGTTGGTCCGGGGATTCAGTAGGTCGTCTCGGGTGTCGATCAGTCCTTTGTCTCTGAGGTAGCGGACCCACGAGGCGTCGTTGATTTGGCTGTAGCCAAGGTCTTGTGAGGTCACAACCCCTAGCGTGTTACGGTTCCTGCCGATGGAGTCGGGTTGGCACCTCGACTCACGCCACAGAATGTAACGGAGGGTTTTCAGGTCTTTAACGGGCCAGCCGACCTGTCGGGCTAGTTGGATTGCCCTGTCGCATCTGCGCCGCTCCTGGGGCGTTTCAGAGGCTCTGGCGGGGCTTGTAGTGGTGGATAGGACGAGGATTGTAATGAGAGGGGTCAGAAGGCGTTTCCGCATGGTGGCTCCTTTGATCGTGGGACAGGGTTAGTTACGTGTCATAAACCTCCAAGTGTTATACGGATTAGATAAGACTAGCAGAAATAAACCGAGCACGGTCAACAGCAACAAACCGCTCACCGCTGGTGTACTTCGTGTCCTTCGTGACAACAGGCGACTTCAACAACACATCACCAGAAGTGATGAGCAACCGATCACGCTCATTATTCAACATCGTAAAAAACGAATTACCAACACAGAACTTCAACTTGCGTTCAGCAAAATGCACAGTGTCAAACGGAAACTTGACACCAGACCAGTTGTGTTTCACTTCGACCTCAAACCCGTAGTCAATGTTCCGGTGCTGACCTAAGACATCTATCCCATACTTGTCAGGGTTCACCCAAGCAGTGAACCCTTTACGTTCCAACCAGCCGATGACCTGATACTTAGCGTCATCGTCGTTGTCGTACAGTTCAGGGTCGAACGGTTTTCTCAATCGCTGCTCTCACTTGATCGCACAACGGGCACTCGCAGTCGGGGTCGGTATAAAAATACTCTTCCGCCCAATGCTTCCAGCGGTCACGTTCTGCTCGCATCTCAACCAGCGCAGGACACTCGTTGCAGGTATAAGGCACACCAGACCGCACAGGTTCCCACCGTGCCTCCCGAGCCTGATACTCCTTGGCGTAATGCTCCCAAATGTCATCGCCCATCAGTAACCCGCTTCCTTCAACAAATCAACCCACCACGACACAGGCATCACGGCGTACCAATCACCCACCTGCAAAGTACCTCGCCGTTTAACGATAGCCACACCAGTTTGGGCCTGAGCATTATTGACCTCCTCTTTCAACTCAGATAAAAACTGCGCCAACGTGATCTTCTGATGGTCCTTGACCTCAATCACAACAGGACCAAGACCTGTGATGTCGCCCTTGTCGGCGGCACCCGTCAACGCACGACGCTCCGCATACGGATAGCCGTTACGTTTCAAGAACTCGACAACCGCAGTTTCGGCTCTAGTGCCCTTTTGTTTTTGCTTGCTCATCCTTCTCCCAAATGTCTTTGAAATACAAATCGCCGTACACATGCCACGGATGCAACCCGAGCGAACAACACAGGCGGTCCGCTTGAAACAGGCTGATTGTCTTGCCAGTTTTTGCTTTAATCAGCGCAGCCCGAGACTCACGAACTTGCGGAGACATAAACCTGACTATCGGGTCAAACGGCAATCTGGGTCTGGCATGGTACCGCCTGTACTGGTAGTCACGATGCGCCTGTTGACATTCTTCACACCGGCACCCTCGACGGTATCCCGCTTCAAGTCCGTGTTTAGAAAGGTTCTGGTTCATACAGGTCTCGTGCCGCCTGTTCAATCAGATGACGAATCAGAGTTGACCGAGACATGTTTTTGCGTTCGCCAAGATCAGCGAGCCATTCCATGTGCCTTCTGCCTAGACGCACACCGACAATACGAGCCGATGGCTCTTCGCCAGCGGGGTCGACAGTTCGCTTGTTTGCCATCAGTTGCCGTCCTTAAATGACTTAAGTTCTTTGAACGCTGCACGCAATGCGGGAATGTCGCTGTTCTTGAGGTCGCCTGCCCAGTCCAAACCTGCGTTCGCTGCCATCACAGCAGGGTCGATGCCTGCCTTGGCGCACGCTGCCTGCAACTGTTGACGTTGCTCGGCTGACAGTTCGTCGCTGTCTGCCTGCTCGACGGGTGCGGGACGTGACGGTTTCGGTGCAGCCTTGCCGGGGCTTTCGATGTCTTCCCATTCCTGTTTGGTCCACAGCGAAAGGCAGATACCGAAACGCATGGCTGCGTTACGCAGGAAGTCCGACACCAACTCTTTGTCAAGGTCGGGTTTCTTTGCTTCGACGGAACCGACACCGAGGCGTGCCTGCCCAAGGATGCGCAGTTCACCCCACATGGTTGCCATACCGTTCTCGATGTGAATAGCGGGTCGTCCGTTATCCCAAGCGATAGGCACCCACTGCCAGTGCGGGTCAATTTCCAACAGGAACTTCGTTACGTCGGCATGACCAACGAAATCCAGTTGCCGTCCACCCTTGGGCAGTTTGCCCACAATCTTCGGGTCAGGCACACCGTACTTCGACAGTATGTTTTTGAGTGCGTCAGTGTTTTCCATTTCACTTTCCTTTCAGGAGCAATGTCCTAGTTGTTGTTTGCTTAGAGAACTGTTTTGCAATCTCAGGCATCGCTGCCTTAAACGCCTTGATGTCCAGCGAGTCCCTCGTCTGTGGCTTCCATGTCGCCACCAGAGTGCCGTTGACTGTAGCGGAGTCTGCTTCACCGATCAAGTCGCAAAGTTCAGCCTTCAACTGGTCTTCCAGTTCGGCGTACGCTTTCGCCTCAGCCTTGACATGCTTCAAGCGTTCAATGATGTCCAACGCTTCCGTCGGCAACTCTTTCGTGACCGCCTCAGCCTTCAAGTATTTGCGGTTGATTGTTTCGTAGGACCACTTGACACCGGGGGGTGTCATGCCAAGGTCGATAGCGTTCAACCAGCGTTCGACACCAGAGATGTGCTCAGCCTGTTCTGCTGGTGTCACGGTCTGGGTGTGGAGGTGGAGAATCATTTGCGGGTCAAAAACCGCCCAGATGATTTCTTCCACGTCGGCGCAGATCGCCTGTTGGATTCCTTGGATGCGCCAGTAGTCGGGCAGTTCGCCTTCCCACGGGCGGGTTGTCGTCTTAATCTCCAACACCTTGCGCACGTCGCCTTCCTCGTGAAAACCGTCGAGGGTAGCGATCATGCGTGCCCCACCTTTCGATTCCGCAACGAACATTTCGTCAGGAGTGAAGTACGGGACACCC